TTTCACTGCTACCAACTTGAAACGTAATAGGCTGTCCAGATGCGGAGTCTAAATTTACCGCTACGCCAGAGTTAGCTTGCACTGTCAATGCTGATGACGTACCAAACATTACGCCACCACCACCGCCCCCTGCTTTTACGTCTACTCGCCCTACAGACGTTCCATTAACTGTGAGAGATGTCTGGTTAGATAGAGCAACTGGCGAGGTCGTTCCCAACCCCAAATTGCCTGCGCTTGTGATAACTGCCTTCAAACTCCCTGCGGTCTGAAAGTGTAAACTATCAGCACCTCCTCCTAATGCTGTCCCGTGGTCATACACAACAGCACCTCTCGTTGCAACGTCATCAGAAAACGTAATACCAGAATAATGGGTTGTGCCTGTTGCAAATTCGAGGTATGTCTGACCATTATTTTCAAGGATTAATTGAGCGTTACCGATGGAATGAGCCGCAGAAGGATCACCAGCGGACCCTATTATGTGCATTGGGGCCTGTGGCGAGGCGTTGTTTACTGCCACTCGGTCTGCTGATGCATCGACGAAGAGTGTGTCGGTGTCGACGGCGAGGTCACCGCTGAAACTTCCCGTGCTGCCGCTGATCGTGCCGCCAGTGACGTTGCCGCTGATATTTCCCGTGACGTCGCCTGTTAGGTTGCCTGTGACGTTCCCAGTCACGTTGCCAGTAACGTTTCCAGTAACGTTCCCAGTTACATTTCCCGTCAGATCACCCGTGACATCACCCGTGACATTACCAGTCACGTTCCCTGTCAGCGCACCGCTTACGCCACCCGTAGCTGTGATGAGGCCAGTTACGCCTAACGTGCCACCCATTACTGCATTGCGGCTCAAGAAGAGGTCACGGGGGCGTGTAGCACCACTTGCGCCAATGTCGTAGGTCGCATCCGTGAATATGAGGTTGCTGGTGATGGTGCTGTTGACCGTGAGCGTGTCGGCACTAGAGTCACCAATGGTAGTATTACCGTTGAGCGTTATGCCACCCGTTAGCGTCAGTGTGCCGCCGATGGTGACGTTGTTGGTGACGGTTATGTCATCGACAAACAAGTTCGCCCAACGCACGCCCGTTGTTCCCAGATCGTCCGTCGAGTCTGTGTCAGATACGATATTACCGCCCGACGTTATGCCAGCAGTAGCCGTTATAGCGCCCGTAGACTCAAACGTGCCAGATAGGGCCAAGTTGTTGATGCGGTTGCTGCCCGTTGCGTCAGCGAGGTTGCGCGAGGCGTCTACGACCAGCGCCTTCGATGCGGTAGCTTGCCCTGCCGTCACGCCCAAGTTCGTTGCGTCCAGCCCACCGTTGATGGCGCTGCTGGTCAGCAAGTTATCGAACTCGTTGTTCAGCTGGGCGGCTGTAAGGATCGCGCCGCTGGCAAATGTATGTACTCTTGATACGGTTCCCATTAGTTGCCCCTGTTACCCTGTGTGCGTCCTAATCTGGACAATAAAGTCTCGCGTTCTTGCGCTCGCTCTCCACCGCTTTGCGCTCTTTCGGTCATTGTTCCAGCTTGCAGTAATGTGCTTAATGTAGATTGCTGCTCTCTCGACATAGTTTCTTGCACGATGTCCCGCAACTTTTCCAGCGCTGTAACTGTTTCGGTTACATCTTTTGGAGTTACATCACGCTCTGATTTCCCAGTTCTTTCTGCGGCTAACTTCCTCAATCCTTTATATCTATCGGCGACACTCTGTCTTGCTTTTCCAGCCGCTTGCCCAGCCCGTGAGCCACCTGCCACAACTGCGTCCAGCACCCCCGTAGCCTTATCTTTTAGCAGCCTAACGCCATCTGGAGAATATAGGTAACTCAGCGCCATACCGCCAAAGCGGGGACTAAACTGAGCCAATGATATAGGTGTTAGTAAGCCACCCATTAGATTGTAACCAAGTAGTCCTCGTCCAAGCTGGCTTATCTCTGATCGAACAACAAGGCCGTCACCAAATAGTGGACGCATACTGTAACCCAACACCTTGGGTATAAGATATGGGTTATTCGTTTCATCTGCGAGCCTCTGCAAGTTGGCAAAAGAAAGCTCACTCTCATTGTCACCAAACGCCTTGAGGACAGACCGTAACACCTGCTGCGGATCCCCCGACTGTCTGATAACCTCAAAATCTGTATCGCCAAACTTGCGCTGTGGATCTTTTATGCCCAACGTCTGCCCAATCAACCTCATGCGGTTGGTGTAGTCTTCGTATTGGGCCATTGCTTGTTGGTAAAAATTAGCATTGGGGCTGGAGGTTCTTCCAAGCACTTGTTCTGCTTGCGGCGTTTCGTATGACTTAATGATGGTTTCATAAATCATGTCGCGCAGTTGCTGTAGGGCAGCTTGAGCAGTTTTGGTTACGCCCGCATCTTTAGCATCATCTACTGCTCTTTTAGACAGGTCTAAATCGTATACTTTTTTGCCGTCATTGTTTAAGATGTTTTCAAATGCTTCCCTTATGGCCCCCGGATTCTCCATCAACCTTACTATTTCGCCGCCCTCATCTAATATAACTTCGTACTTAGTGGGGGTTACACCTTCCGTGGGCGTGTAAGGCGTCATTTGACCTGCATCATCAACTTCAAATAGTCTCTCTACTCCGTCTTCACCCCTAACCTTCGCTACTCTCTTTTCGTCTTTGACTCGCTTTATTACAATCCCATACCTACTTAAATCGCCACCCTTATTAAATCTTTGTATTATTTGAGATTTAAGGCCGGGCATATCGACATCTATTTCGTCCATCTTGAGGGCTGTTCTGGCTTCTTTAGACGCCCCTTGCATTTTCTCTTGATACTTCTTTGTTGCCTTAGTTAGCTCGTCTAAAACGTCTTCACCAACCGCTCTGCCGGGTTCCGGCTTTTTGTTTACAACATCCAACATTACTTGGCGAAAACTTTGGTCACTTAGCTTACTGTAGTCAATAACTTTCTGTATTACATTCTGACCCAAACCTGTGGTAAACCCAAACCACGCAGAAATCAGCCCATCAAACACACTGCCAGCTTTTACAGGTTCAGCCCTGCCGCCCGACACGGCTTTAATGCCTTCAGTGCTTACCTCTTCTACCTTTTCTATACCTCTTCTCAGCGCGTCGTAAGCCTGCTCGCGTGTAACTCCCTTGACCGTATCAGTTACACCGCCCATCACCTCTCTAAACCTATCAACAAACCCCGGAGCAAACTCAGTTGCACCTTCAACGGCGTCAGTTACATCGTCTATGGCTGCCTTGGCTTTGCTACCTTCATACTTTACCCTTAACGGCTCTACGACGAATCTATTGCCAGCTTTCATGCCAACGCCCAACCCAAACTTGCCAGCCTTCAAACCGGCCTTGGCTGTGCCTTTTGTAACTGCTTTCGCTGCTCTGTAACCAGCCTTTGGCACAACCAATGTCGGGTCTAATGCTTGCGCCGTAGCACCAACGCGCTCGGCTGCTTTTGCTACACTGGCAGCTGCTCCACCAGCATCAGTTCCACCAACTGCTCTTGCTGCTCGGCCTACGCCCCGTGCGCCCAGTGACGCACCTTTAGCAGCTACGGATGTGCCACCAGCCAACATGCCCAAGATGTCGAGGGGGCGCTCTTGTATCCCGCGCCCGGTAAACTCAAACTCATCGCCCACCTTATCGAAGCCAGCCGACTCAGCTATACCTCGACCTAATTGCTCGGCTACACGCTTATTTTCTGGGCTAATATCTGTTCCAAGTGCCAACTCAGCCGCACCTGCTGCACCTCGACCCAGCGCCTCTGCTGTATCCAGCGGGTTCATTACTGCTGTAGCTAAGTCTTCAGCAATAGCCCCTGCACTGGACGGCAGGTTGCCCAGCGTCTTGAGGATGTTGAACCCCTCTTCTGGGTCGTAGGCAAACGTAGCTCTGTCATCCTCTTCAGATACACGCACATCCAGTTCATTGCCATACTTTTCGGCAAACTCCAACCCTAACGATTCGCTATTGCGGTTGGCAAACTCTGGCTTGGCTTTCTTTACTGCTTCACCAAGCTCGATGTATGTATTAAACCTATATGCCATTACTGTCTACTTATCCTGTCGAGAGGATTGTCAGATAAGATATTTCCAAGCCTGTCGGCATCACTTTCTGATTGACCTTGATCGGTTTCGTATAAATCATTTCGGATATAGTCAACATTAAAGTTGCCTCCCTCCAAAAGACGAAGATCCCTTTCTAATGATCCAACTAAAGTGCTTCTAAACACTTTTGCTATATCCAACGATGTCTTCATCTCATCTTTTTGCGTAAAAAGCTGTTTGTCAATTCTTTCGATGTCTTGATTACTCAACGTGCCGCCATACGAAGAAGCTATTGCTTGAATCAAGCTCTGCCTTCTTGCTTCAGCTTCTGCTGCATCCCCACCAAACAGTAACTGAGGAACATTGTCGAGGCTATACCGACCTTTTTCAAGGAATGTAAAATCAGCATCCTCAAGAAAATCAGTTAGCTCATCTGCCTTAGCGACAGCTTGTATGCGAGAAGAAAGTTCTAATATCTGAGGTGCTTTTAACTGCTGTCCTACTGGCTGTTTATTGTTTTCAGCCTCGAAAATCTCTCTGCGAAGCTGTAACTCATCTTCTTGGACTTTAGCCATCCTGTTTTTGTAATTTTCCGTATTCCTACTTGTAGTCTCTGCTAGCTCGAATCTCCTCTCAGCTAACTCAGCCGCCCGCTTATCTAAGTCGGCTGCGCTCTGCTCCAAGCCAGCCTTACGCTTACGTTCATCTTCAGCAACCTGTCGAGCCAGTTCGCTCTTGTATGCTGCTCCACCGCCCTGTAGCGCCTTGCCAAGCGTATCCAGCGACATAAAGCCACCTGTATCTGCTTGCGCCCGTTCTACCGTAGGACGCGCTCTGCCGCCCGTTAAAGCCGATATAAGGTTAGCCCGTGCTACACGCTGATTTGTGGTGCGATCTGCTCGACGTTGTGCGCGGTTCTGGGCTGCGTTGGAGATCAAGCCACCAAGTAGCTGTGCGCCCGATGCAGCCAGTTCTGGGTTGTCTGTAATAGCTTTCCCGATTCGGGACAGTAGCCCAACCTCTACGCCTTCGCTTACTGGAGATATTTCACCCTCTTCTGCTCTTTCAGTAGACAGCTGTGCGCGAGGGTCTGTTGATCGGCGCTGGGTCGTATCCATACCAGCAACTAAATCCCGTAACGAACTCTCCCTATCTTGTTTTTCAAAGGTTCTCTTTGCTATGGGATCAGCGCCCTCTGCTACTAATCGTTCTCTGTATTCTGGCTCGTCTTTTTCTCCGGGAAATGCCCCAAGAGAGCCGTCTAAGCCCTGTTCTACAGTTTGCCGACCACCAAACGTAAGAGCCTCATTGCGGCCACGGCCTACGCGACCACCACGCTGAACGTCTGATAAGCCAGAATCAGAACTTCCTTTAGCGCGGCCACTTCTCGTAGTGCCTCTGTATACCGTTTCCTCTTCTGGTGGCAGATCGGCTCTTCGTTGTAACTCAGCAGCACGCACCGCCGCACGTCCGCTTCCGCGTTGCGTTTCGGGCGCAAAAGCGCCTAAATTTGCAAAGTCGGCTATTGATAGCGAGCCATAATCTTGGCCTACGTCTCGCGCTTGCTCTGGCGTTATCAATCCTTGGCGCAATAGCCTCAATAGCTCGTCTTCTTCGGGGTTGCCCGTGCCAAACATATTCATCGTATCTACCTATCGCGTCATATTGTAAAAAGGATCTTGCTGCATTGGTGGCATCTGCCCACCACCGCCTTGTCCTCCACCAATACCACTCAGCCCCTTGCCGATCAGACTCGTCAGCAGTTGCTGCGTCAGTGGATCGGACATAACCTGCTGTGCCATACCCGGCCCCTGCATACCGCCTTGCGTGGGTTGGGCGTTTGCGCCGAAGCTCTGTAGTAGCTTGGCCTGTGCTGCCTCTTTGTCCATGCGCTCTTGCTGACGCTTGGCTGCACGGTTTGCTAAATAATTTTGACCAATACTAAGACCAGCTGATGCGATGTAAGGAGCAAAAGCAGACATTTTAATCTTCTCCCGTTATTGACCTTCTAATTCTATTCGCCATTGTTGATATATTATTTTCATCTTGCACCTCTAATAGCGCATCTGCTATTGACGGTACATTGCCGTATTTTTCAGCCAACTGAAAAAACGAATCAAAGTCCATATCATCGCCCAGTTGTTCTAGCTCATTCAAAAAATTGGCTTCCATGCGCCTTTGTTCCTCGACCGCCAATTTACCTGTCAGCGCTGTGGCGAGAGCGTCAGTCCTATTCAACATTTCTGGGTCAGATGCGGCCAATATGCTGCCAATGAGATCCTGTTCGGCTTGTCTACCGCCCAACGTCAACTGTCCACCAAGCTCACCCGTCAAACCAGCCGTGCGTAGGCGGCTTTCCAGCGTCTCTGTGCCAGCGCCCGTGTCACCCTCTTCGCGGAAGAGGCCCGTAGCCCCGGCTCTTGCCAATCCTCGGTTCAGCGCTTCGTTCTGGAGACTGCTTTCAATGGCTTGCCGCTGAATGGTGTCTACCGTGCCTATACCCTTTCTTTCTGTATCAAACCTGCCAGTTACACCCGCCTCAGATATGCGACGAGCCAAATCCCTATCGCGTTCGTCTGCGGTCATACCGCCTTCAAAACGACCTGTTACACCAGCCCTTGCCAAATCCATACGCAACGCTTGCTCTTGCGCTGCTAATGTATCACTAAAACCTGTAGGTGATGTTTCATCTCTAAACTGGCCCGTCAAACCTGCTCTTGTTACATCACGACCTAATCGGCTTGTGGCTATATCTTGCGCCCCAATATCTTCTCTCAAATCTTGTGCGCGTCCGGCAATATCCATCCGCTGACGTTGTTCCTGTGCCGCCAGCGTGTCCATTCCTTGGAACCTACCCGTCTGTCCAGCGCGTGTAACATCGCGTCCTAATGCCGTATCTAAGAGTCGATCTGCTGCAAGGCGCTCTTCTAACGATTGACCGCGCTGTGCTATATCTATAGATGACCGTGCTTGATCAAAAGCTGACGCATCTCGCAGATCGCCCTGTCTGCGCTGTGCAGCAGCCGCTTCTAACGCCAGACGGTTGCGTTCGTTGCCTTCAGCTAAACGTGACAGCGTAGCTGCCGTATCGCCGCCCCCACGCAGCACTCCATACCGAGAAAGCTGCTCTATCAGCCCTTTTTCAGCCTCTTGCTGGCGTAGTTGCTGGTCAGCGATCTGCGATGCAAGAATCGGGTCATCAGCAGCATCAATACGGCCTAAATATGCTTGCTCTAAACGATCTTGTAATGTTCCAGATAATTGTTTGTCTGCTTGTCTGCGTAACTTTTCTGCGCCTCTGTTGTAGCGCGACCCACGGGCAGCGAATGTCTCAAGACCTTCATCTTGATCATCTCCTATTTCATCTAACCCTACGGCATTGGGATTAAACTGAGACGCGCCAGCAAATGTTCGCAAACCAGTATTAGGGTCAACAGTAAACGACAAGTCAGCGTCTTCTGCTGTATATGTCGTTAAGTCACTGCCCTGCCTTGCAGCCATATCCGATTGTTCGCGTAATTGCTTTTCAAGGTCTTGGTCAACATCAAACCTTTCAAGAATTTCGGGTGGTTCAAATAGGGTTTTACCTGTGCTTACATTACGGTAATCATCTGCGGTTCTTATTTGTCTTACAGGCTGTCTACTCCTTAAAGTTTCGGCAAGCCTGTTGTTGAATTGTAAATTCATACGATCTTCTACCGCTTGCTGGGCTGCTCTTTCTTGTGCTTCAGCAGCTTCCCTTGCTTGACGTTCTTGGGCCAGTCTTTCATCACGCGCTGTTAATTCTCCACTAAGTATACGAGCATAATCGTCAGCAGTGACTTTATCAGCGTCTATCGCTTCCCGTATGGCCTGTGTTTCGCCCCGTAGAATATTTTGATAATCGTCTGCTGTCATGCGGTCTTGATTAATCGCGCTGGTTATACGATCTTCCGCACCACTGAGCAACCTATTGTAATCGTCTGCCGTAACTATGGCATCTCGGATACCTTGCGTTTCACCTCGCAACATGCTCTGATAGTCATCTGCGGTCATTCTGCCTTGATTCACCGCTTCGACAATACGATCACTTTGACCACTTAACAGTCTATTGTAGTCATCCGCTGTGACTATAGCATCTCTTATACTTTGGGTTTCACCGCGCAGTAGACTTTGGTAATCATCTGCGGTCATCCTACCTTGATTTATTGCATCTACAATGCGATCACCTTGACCGCTAAGTAGCCTGTTATAATCGTCCGCTGTAACTATGGCATCTCGGATACCTTGAGTTTCGCCGCGCAAGATATTTTGGTAATCATCAGCAGTCATTGTTGGCCGAGGAGTCTCAACCTGTGGAGTACTTGTCCCACTTGCATAAGGATCAAACACCGTAGGTATGTCCCTTGGTGTTGCAATTGAAACTTCTGTAGACCTACCCGTAGGTGTTACAGTATCATTAAATGGTTGGTTTGCTGGACGATTGCCACTGCCCGTCATGCTGAAATAATCACTCGCGCTCATTTGCGGCTGAACGCCCGTGATGCCGCTATTCATCTGAGACGCTTGCCTATACTGCTCTGGGGTCATATTGCCCTGCGGCAACACCCTTGTTTGACTTGGCGCAGGTGTAGTTACACCGCCACTTGAAAGTGCGGAATAGCCACTTGCTGACATAGGCGGTGGCGGTGGAGGCGGCGGCGGTTGATTAAATGGGACAGGGCCTCCGCTGGCCGTCTTGCCCTGCGTCTGCTCTTGGAACGCACCAGAAGCGTTCGTGTTTATGCCCGTTGGCGTAATTGTATCATTGAAGCCGCCACCCGTTGAGCCACCTGCTATGGCTGACACCAACGGATCTTGCGGAGGCTGATTGGCTGGTTGCCCTGCAAATGGATTAGCGTAACGCTGTGGCACTGACCGCTGTGCTGACCGTGCCGATGCTGCGGCGGCATAGGGGTCTGTGTAGCTGGTCTTGCGGCGCCTGTTGCTTGCTGTGCTACCTATCATTGGTTCTCTGCTAAATGCCATCACTCAATTCCCGTCGTACGTTTGCGCGTCAACCCAATCGGCCTGTATTGCAGATTTGTGCGGCGAATGGTAAATGTTTCGTCGTTGTTAAAATTGGAAAATCGCAGCATAGTGCGTGGATCATACCCAAACAGATCACTATCCGTAGTCAGTGCGCTTACATCGCTTTGTAGCACAGAAGTGTCCAGTGTAAACGTCACATCCAGCGTAGCACCCAGATTACCCATCGTGATCGTTTCGACGTTAGAAACGATGCTAGCGGCCTTTTGCGTGATACTGAGATCAAAGTCACCGGTATTATCAAACAGCGTCCGGTTATACAGCCAACGGCACTGCACGCTGTCACCCAAGGGCGCAATATTTGCAGTCTCAAAGAAACCTTGTATAGCTGTCCCGTCGTCGTTATCACCCGTTTCATGCTTCATGACGTAGCCAGCGAAATCGCCTGCGTGAGGAATCTCGTCTACGATGGCAGCGGCATTGCGTGTGAAGTTGTTATAGGGGCCAAACCAACAGTTGAGGCGGTTACTGTAAATAACCACGCTGTTCATAGTGGTCTGAGATGCACCATAGGGCAGAAAGAACCAGATCTGCTCTTCAGCTGGGTAATACAGCGCAAAGGCATATTTCAATCGTGCTGTATTGAGATTTGACCAGTAGCGATCATCCAACGCGAAGCTGATTTTTTCTACCGCTGGCCCTCCCGTCCATTGATAGATACCATCTTCGCGAAGGAAGATCTGACGCTCGCCCGGTATTGTAACTATCGTGCGCCCTGCTACTGTGCCGCGCTGTGTGCGCTGTTGCTGCTGGAATGGTATCGTTGAGTTACCCGTAGCTGTCAGCGTGTGTATACCATATTCGGTATGTATAGCCAACGTGTTCTGGAATGGCTGTAACCCTGTTACGTCATAGCCCATACTATAAAAGCTGAGTGCGTCCCACGTCTCTATGTCACCGGGGTCAGAGCGCCATACGCGATCTGTTGTGCCGTTGGTGTTGCCAATCCAAAGACGATTTTCCCAGAAGGCAACATGCTTGGGCTTAGTAAACCGCGCATCATCATCAAGTGTTGCTGCGTTATTAGAAGCACCCGTCCACTTAATCGCGTCCGTATCTTGCCCATTGACAGCCACCAGTGTATTGCCAGCCAACACCCATTGCCAAGTGTAATCATTCCCTGCTGTGATGGTCGTGCTGCCCGTGCGATCCGTAGCCGTGCCGCCTGTTACGTCAAAGAATTTGTCACCGCAAAAAGCAAAGGTCTTTTCTGTTCCCTGTAGTGCAACCTGTCCCAAGCCCGTTACTGTCGCGCCGCTGTTCATTGCGGAGCTATTGTATTTCTCGAACCCCTTACGCTTAGATACTTCACCTGCCAAACCCACCGTGCAGTTTGCCATATCATACAGGCCGGACGGGCCAATATCTTCGGCTGGCAGACTGTAATTGACGCCCTCTCTCCAAGGGCCGAGGCGCAGTGACTGTGCAGCTATTGGCATTAGGACAACGACCCCTCTGTCGGAGAGTAACTAAACTGACCCGCTACTTGGTCGTCGCTCCTCCGCATACGGTATTTGCGGTTGCCCTGTATGGCTGCATTCTGGCGAGAGGCCACGCTAATAACGCGCTCCATTTCATTGCGATCTATCGCAGCGCCCTGTTCATCGCCCTTCTCTTGCTTGTAGAGCGACGTGATGCCATGTATGAGCGCTGGCTGTATGACGAGGGGGTAATACGGATCGAGGCTGTTATTGTCTTCAGCCTCTGTAAAGTCTGGTATTTCGCGGTAGTAGCGATACCCGATAGTATCAGCACTGTCGGGCGTAGGATAGAGCGATACCTGCACTGAACCACTTGCATCAATGCCGTTGATGGCAACCCAGCGAGGATCGCCATCAATGCTGGCATCCGGGTCAGCTGCATCAATGTCTTGGGTAGACTTGATGATAATGACGTGGTTTTCCGTGACGTTGCGAAACGACAACGGTGTCAGCACGTCTGAGGCGAGCGAGTAGGTCTGCGTGTCGGCTACGGTAGTAAACGTAGAGGACGTAAACAGCCAGTTCCATTGTTCTCGACTTTGTATGTCGCGGCCCACCATATTGAGGTAGTCACGCGCACTGTCTTTGAAAGTCGAGCTTGTGGTGTTTAGACCTACTCTTCGTAAGGCAATCTGTAGGACTTCAATGTTGGTCATCCTAAAACGGCAGCCCTCATATC